TCCAATCACAGTCTTTCAGTTTCTCATCCCTTGAAGCACGAACACTCTTAGCCTGTTCAGCATCCTTAGAAGCCTTGTAAGCCACTTCTTGTTCAGCAGCAGTAGTAGTTACACCATCTACCACTTGGTCAATGAAGACAGGGCCAAGCACATATTTTGTGTACCACTTACCATCAACTTGCTCAACACCAGAGGCTTGAGAGTATTGGTAAACAGTTCCACCAGTAGCTTGTGCGCCTTCAAAGACTACATCAGCACCCAAAGCCTCTAAGACTTCAGTTGTTGTTATGTCCCATGTAGGGCCACCATTGGCTTTTGTGTATGCACGAAATTCTGCTTCGTACATGACTGCGCCTGTTTCTCTGATTCTTACTTGCATGATGTTCCTTTATGTCCTGATTAACACTTGCTCAAATGTCATGCCAAATTCAGGCAAGTACTTTTTAAGCGAATTCCTAGTTATCTTAAATTTATTAAGATTGCGCAAAGCATCGTGTCCATAAAACTCAAAAGCCGCTACAAACACTTCAACTCTTTTACGAGTTTGCTCAGATTGAACACTTTTTGGCATTGTCAAACCACGCAACTTTTCCCATTCAGGCGTGTAGTCCAATAAAGTATTAGCACCTACGTTATATTTCTTTGCTAAAGACCTTATGGATGCACCAGCGTATCGTTCATCAAGAATGTCAAAAATAAACTTTCTTGTGCCGTCTTTAATAGCTTCAGAAATCTTTAGCTTTGATTCTGGTGTGTGCGGCTTCCATATTTTTGGCCCACCATAAGTTTCAAAATGGCAGTTATACAAATAATTTTTATTTTCATCAAAAGCAGAAAACCATTCAGCTTCTTTAGCAGTAATCATTTCAGGAGTTGCAGAATCTACTACTTTGAACTCAAAAGCATCTTCTCCGTGTTTATTAAAAGATGCTTGCAGTCTAGGGTTTCCATGCACACCTCGTCTTAACTCAGACAAATGGCAACGCTTCCTAGCAGACGGGTCATTAGTCCTACCAATGTAGAACTTGCCCGTCTTACTGTTTTCAATGATGTATATGTATTCCATCAGGCAATCGCAAGCACTATGTAGCTGGCCCCGTTGACATTAGAGTTTGTTGCTGATACTTGATTAACAATAAACCCTGTTGAATCTGTATCAATTGTATCGTCTGAAGTGACTTCTGCTGCTGTACTGTTTAAACTAAGATGTGGGTCGTTCCCACTAACAATACCCCTAGCAGAATCCCACACATACCAATCTCCTGTAGAGTCGGTGCGCTTTATCATGACGAAGCGGCTACCAGCAGTAAAACCACAGTTAATAGTTTGTGAGCTACCATTTCCTGTAAAACTTGTTACTTTTGAAACACCTGCACAAGTGGCAAATAGGTAGGCGACATAAGTTTGACCTGAATCATTTACTGCATATCCATTTGCAACACCAAATGTTGTTGATGTTGGGCCAGAAGACCATACCCCTGATAATGAAGCAAGACCAGCAGATGAATTCATTAAAATGTAGTTATTTGCAGTGTCATATCCTGTGTGATACACATACCAACCTCTATCTGAAGTTCCACTACTTCGGCACTTCACAATATACATCTCTGGCGTAACACCTAAATTATGAGATGGATTAGATGTTATCCCGCCTGTATAGCAAACCTCATCAAAGAAGCCGGGGGCACGTCTAAATCCCCATCCACGAACATCTGCATTGGCAGAAGCAGAAACGTAAAATCCGTTTTGGTAATCAAACTTTGCGTTAGTGTCAGCAGATTCAGCAGAAGTACTATTTGTCACGCTATAAACTTGACCTCGCAGTCTGTCTTGCAAATACCATGAGGCGGTAGTAGTTGTATTTCTATAAAAGCCCATGTCAGTTGGAAATCCTGTGACATACGCAGGGCTTGTACTTTGTTTAGTTCCTGTTCCATACACACTAGTCCCACTCGTAGGCACTCTCATCGGGCCTCTGCGAATGGCTATGTAGATGTGTGTCTGAGATGCACCAAGATTGGCTTTTGTGTCAAACCCTGTAGCAGTAATGCCCATGCTAAAAGCACCAATCTCTGCATCTGTTTTATTTGCATAAAGCAATTTGTCTGCATTTGTTCCGTCAGCAACCCACCCACGCATTGTGTCAAGAAGTGTCCATTCCCCAGTAGTTGATGATGGTTTAAATAAAACCCATTGAGGTTCGTAACCAAGATTGACTGTTGCTTGCCCACTACCATCAGTCGTAAACGTCCCACAAGAAATCACATTGTCTGTACCAGTTAGGCCAAAGCCTCCTGCGTTATGGGCGAACAGGTAAGCAACGTAATCTGAACCAGCAGCATTTACTTCTGTTCTTCCACCCAAAACAGTAAATTGAGTTGATGTAGGAGAAGTGTTATTCCAAGCGGCAAATCCACTAGCTGCTGCACCAGTTGTATTTAGTTTTAAATACTGTGTATTACCGAGACTTGTGTGATAAACAAACCAATCTTCAGCACCGCTAGTGCGCTTAACAATAATGCAAGCTGGGACTGAACCAAGATTATGTGCAATATTTTGCGTTGATGAACTACCGCTATAAGTCACAACATCAAAGAACTTTGGTGCTTTTGCCCAAGACCAACTTGTGTAGGTAATATTATTTTCATTGGTGTTACCGCCATCCCCACCAATTGTGTAGCCGTCTGTGTTGTATGTGTAAGGATTGGGCGTTGAAGATGCAGGGTTTGTAGTGTTAGAGTTTATTCTTGAATTGCCACCACGAACTGTGTCTCGCAATTCATGGTTATCACCCGCCCGTGAGCGTGATTTTGCCCAAACTAAACCACCTTTGGTAGATAAGTCAATGTCGTTGGTAATAACCTGTGTATCTCCGTTACCTTTATAAAGGTATGTGCTGAAAATTTGTTCTATATATACGGGTTCGACAGGCACTCCCCCTCCGAAAGCGTCATACGAGGCGGCTCCACTAGTTGCTTGTAAAGGCATTATTATTCCTTGCTCTTGCAGTTATTCATGTGCCACTTAGCTAAGTTACCGCCACTTGCCATTATTCCGCAATGTGGGCATTGTTCTTTACGCTTTGGCTTACGCATATTGATTGTTGTTGATTTCTTTACGCCAGTTGTTCCAGCAATAATAGCTTGTCTGCGTTGCTCAGTACATGGGTTACTTTTACCTTTGAGAGAATTGCTGATACGTTGTTTTTGTTCATCAGTCCACTCATGTCTAGTTTTAGCAATAGTTTCTGCGCTATGTTTGTAACCTTCAGTACCATCACCACCATCAGTCAAGTTTGTTAAATCAATCCCAAACTCACGCATTTCAGCAATCAAGAAACATTCAAGTTCTTTAGCTTGCTCATGGCTTACATTTTCCTCAACCTTACGCACAACAATGTCTAAACCAAGGCTTTGAATCTTACGAATCTTGTTTAGCTTATATGTTGGCTTGTCAGAATTCTTAGCTTCCCAAGCATGAAAATGGCAACGTCTACCCACACCCTTACCAACGTAAAAGGGCATCCCATTTCTAGGGTCAGTAAGCGTGTAAACGTAGGCGGTGTTCATCATGCCTTAAATTGTGTGTTGCTTGCCAAGACTGTGAAAGTCGCACTACCTGTCTTGATAATCAAATAACGATAACTATCAATACCACTAGCATTACCAGCAGTAGGCGCACCACCTAACCACCTAGTAGTGACTCCAGATGTAGTGCCATCCACTTGCACAGCAGAGTTGTAATAAGCAGTAGCACCTTGAGTGACTAAGAAAGCCACAGTCATTGATTGACCTGTACTCATCAAAGTATTCAATGACGTACCGCTAGAGCCACGAAAATTAACTGTCCAGTTAGCACTTGCGTTGCTTGTGTAGTACAGAACAGACTGAGTTGTAATGTCGTAGTTAATTGTGCCAGTAGCCGCTGTAGCTGATACTGTTGCTACCTCTGCTGCATCGTTTAAGACAATCGCTTGGGTAGATGAAGTGCCTGAGAAAGTCTTAGTGCCTGTAAAGGTCTGTGCTGTAGATAGACTTGCTACATCGGACAAGGTGTTACTGCCAAAGGCTATTGTCTTGTTTGTCAGGGTTTCTGTGCCTGTCAAGGTAGCAAAGCCACCTGCCGTGAACGCTGCGTTAGTCCATGTAGAACCTGTCCACACAAACAAATTGCTAGTCGATGTATTCCAGTACAAAGCACCTGTGAGCAAAGCGTTACCATCATTATCAACAGTAGGGGCAGAATTAGAACCTAAATATCTGTCATCAAAGGCATCGTAAGTGTTAGCAGCATCAGTAGCACTAGCAGCAGCGTTTGTTGCGCTTGTAGAGGCGTTTCCTGCGCTTGTGGAGGCATTTGATGCGCTCGTTGAAGCGTTAGAGGCTGAAGTCGCAGCAGCAGCAGCACTTGTAGCAGCAGATGTTGCGCTACCTAAGATGCCATCAACATAAGTCTTAGTGGCAGCGTCTTGGTTATTGGTAGGGTCACCCAATCCAGTAATCTTAGACGTACCCATCGCAATAGCACCCGACATCGTGCCACCAGTAGTAGATAACTTACCACTTAAAGAAGTATCAACTTCAGTCTTTGTGTAAGCATCTGTAATACCGAAACCAGAGATAGTCGTAGGATTAGTACCTGCTGTGATACGTCCATAAGCATCAGCCGTAACAGACTTGTATGTGCCAGCAGTAACAGCAGTTGTAGCCAAATCAATGTTGTCCGAATTGACAACAATACGACTAGAAGACGCTGTTCCTACGTCTAGTGTGTTACCTGTCTTTGTAAGACCTGCGCCAGCGATAACCTGACCTGCACCTGAGAATTGAGCAAAGGTAATTGATGTACTACCTAAAGTACCGCTTGTTGGAATAGTACAGATAAAGCCGTTATTAGCGTTTACTGTACCGCCCTCAACAAAGGTGTAAGCAGCTACCAACTCAGCATATGTATCAGCGTCTGTTGTTCTAGTCCATGAACCAGATGCACACAAGTAAATACCATTGTTAGAAGCAGTAGTCTGGTCTTTAACCAATACTCGGTCACCTGCAATAACAGAAACTCCGTCTATGGTCTGTGCGCCAGATAACGTAAGGTTTGCAGTAGAAGCAGCAACCACCGAGGCTTTAGCATCAATACCTTGGGCAATAGCATCTACATAAGACTTAGTTACTGCATCAGCATCAGCCGTAGGAGTACCAAGACCTGTAATCTTGTTTGTACCCATAGCGATAGCACCAGACATAGTGCCACCAGAGAGATTCAACTTCAAAGCGTCAGCAGTATCTACATAACCTTTAGTTGCAGCGTCTGAAGCATTGGTAGGTGTAGCAAGACCAGTAATCGTTCCTACTGTGCCAGAACTCATGTCCAATGTGCCATCAATCGTGACATTATTGAATGTAGAAGTTCCAGAGGCAGCCGTTACGTTACCAGTAACATTGCCTGTCAAGTTACCAGTCACATTGCCTGTTACAGCACCTGTGTGTGTTCCTGTGGTGTTACCAGTTACGTTACCTGTCAAACCACCAACAAAGCCTGTGGAGGCAGTTACTGTCGTTCCTGTGATAGCTTGGGCAGATGAGCCACCAATCACCGCACCATTGATTGTTCCACCAGTAATAGTGGCAGACGATGATGTGAGTGGGCCTGACAGACCAGCCGTAGCCGTTAAAGTGCCTGTCAGAGTGGATGTACCAGTAACAGATAAGTTACCGCCTACAGTTACATTGTCGCCAGCAGAACCATCTTGAAAGTTCTTCAACTGAGCCATCAATGTACGAATAGCATTGTTGACCAAAGATGGGGCCATACCCTCCGCTAAGTTAATACTGTTAATGTCAGTATTGTTATTAGCGGTACTGCTGTATTCTGAAATCTTGGTCTTTGCCATGTTAGTCCTTAGTCGGGGTTAGCCATACCAGTTAAATCTATTTTCATTGGTTGTTGTGCTTGGTACAACAAATTAAACATTGTTGGATAGTCTATATCTGGCATCCTGTTCTGAATATCTAAAAGACCTTTAGCAACACGCCCTGCACCATAAGCAGCTTCACCAGCCAAACGAGGGGATGAAACAGCACCATAAGCTAATGTTGCTGGCAATCCACCAAGACTAAAAGCACCTAAACTTGTTGGAATACTTGTAGCACCTTGGATGCCACGAGGAACAAGTTGGTTTAAAGATTGACCCGCTAATGATGGCAGTAACTGTCGACCACCAGCAGCTTCTAACTCTTGAGCCAACTTCATACGTTGCCCATAGTTTGTATTGACATTGTTACGCATCAAAGACTGCAATTTACGCATTGCTGTATCTACAGATGCTTTCTTTCCTAAAGACAATGCTTTTTCAATCTCTTTAATCTGCTCACTAGCATCAGCATAAGCCTTCATTGTTTTAGCGTATGTTGGTGCTTGTTTATTAATTTCATTCTTAACAGAGTTATAAACTTCACCCACAACTAAGCGTTGTTGGGTAGATTCAAATGGGATACTTTCTAAAGTCTCACCAATACTTTGTTTTAGAGCATCTAAACCTTCTGGAGTATGAAAGTCAGCAGGGTCTAAAGATTTCCAGTCTGCAACTTTAGCCTCAACTTCAGCTAACTTTTGTGCAGCAGCCTCATTCTTAATTTTGCCTTTAAAGACAACTTTAGATTGAGCATCAGTAATAGCTTTATCAATTCCTGTGAAATCAAGAATAGACTTATCGCCTTTGATGTTTTGCATATTTGCACGATATGCTTGCTGACGCTGGCGACCTAATTCTGCAAGGTTTTGTTTAGCAGCATCAAGTACAGCAGTCTGCTCTACATTGCCACGCATATTTGCTTTAAGTGCTTCAGCAGCCTCACCACCAGCCAAACCCGCTTTATAGGCTTGACCAATAGATTCACCACCTACGCCAGTAGTTAATCCAAGTGCTTGTTTAACGCCTTGACCACCTATTTCAGCAGTTTTAGCCAAGCCTTTAGCAGACAATAACAATGGGTCAACAGCACGAGCAACAGTAGCTAACGCAGGTGCAGCCCTAGTAGGCAACATAGCACCGCCAGTAAGTACAGTAGATAGGTCTGCCATAACTCCAGCAGGGTCAGTTGCCAATGCTCGTTTAGCACCTTCTACGCTACCATAACGTTGAACATAGTGTTGACCAACTTTAGAAGCTAAATCACGACTTGCTTTGTCTTCACCTACAGCTTGAACTAAACGCTCTGGTAATGCGTTTTGCAATATGCCAGCACCAAGGTCTAAAACAGCTTTTGTTGTTTGAACAGGATTTGTAATAGCTTGGTAAATGTCGCCAACCATATTTGCAACAGATGGGCCAAAGTTCTTTACAGCTTCAAGTGGAACATCTGACAATGCAATAGATTTAACAGATGGTGCTTTTTCCATCTCATATCTACGCCTAAATTCAAATTCTTCTAGTTCATCCATGATTAACCACCTTGCTGTTTAAGCCATTGCTGATAGCGGTCTTCTTTAGCAGGAGAATACTTAAATGGAGATGTAGGTGCAACTGGAGGCTTACTAGAACCCTCAGGAATTTTTGCATAACGTTCTTGAATCTCACGAATAGTTTGAAGTGCTGCTTTACGAGTATCGTTAGGCAATGTTGAATCACCAATTTGACCAGCCATCTCACGATAAAGTAAAACATCTTTATCAGACTGTGGACCTGACATCTTAGGCATCTTGGCAACCAATGCGCCTTGAATTGCTTTCAACTTAGATGACGCTTGTGCGCCTTGTGTTGACTTACCTAATGCGCCAGCAACCACATCGACAGCAGTACCAGTTAAAGAACCTGTAGCTGTATCCAATAGCTTTTCAGCTTGGTCAAGCAATTTCAAGGATTCTTTAGCTTCTGCAACAGGCTTATTCCGTTCTTCAGCTTTGGCTTCTGACTCAAGTTGACGAATAGCCAAATTACCTTTAGCAATTTCACCTTGCAATGCACGAGCCTCAGCAGACTGAGCTAAACCTTGTCTACGGAATTCAGCCATCTGGTCTTGTTGTGCTTTCAGATTGGCTTGCGCTGTGTCTTTGTCTTGTGCTCTTTGAGCCATTGTTGCTAATTCAGAAACACGCTTATCAGCAACATCAGGGTCTAAACGACCAGATGACCAACTCTTAGCATATTGGTCAGCCAATGTTTTGATGTTCTTAGGAATT